TAATGTTTGCAGTAATTTCTGCTACATCTTTATATCTAATTTGTGCCACATCTTTTAAATCTATACCGCAGAATAATTGTACCATTTTCTGCTGCAAAAATTCTGATTCTTCATTGTCTTTTGCAATAGCTAAAAACTTTTGATACTGCACCAACTTTATTTCTGATAGTGAAGTTGGTATTTTTAATTCTATCTTCATTGTATTGTTTTTTCTTTATTAATAAATATTTTACATTATTGTATTAAGTGTCCGTTATTTAACACAATATAGCTTGTTTTGTGTGTAATAACAATCATTAATGCGTTATAAAGCATTTAGTGTTGGTAAAACTATACATCTATACGTTTGTGCATATAATAATGAACTATAAAGCATTTTTATATGTAATAGCATATAAAAAAAAAGGCAGCCATTTCTGACTACCTCTTTAACCAACATATTTAAAACCTAATTAATATTATTTAAATTTCTTTTCCTTTTATAGAAAAAAATCTTTTGCCATTGTTCCAATTAAGTTCATTATTACGATTGTCTTTAAATAAACTAATTGCTTCTTCTAAAGTTTCAACTGTAAATGTTTCTATTTCAAAATCTTTTTCGTTATCACCATAACGATACCAACCTTCTACTTCAAATGTTTTCATAATTATATTTGTTTAATGTTACAGCAAATATAACACAAAAATTAAACGTGTTAACATTTTACCAAAACTTTAACATTTAAGGTAATACCCTTAAAACAAAAATATATCTTAATGCTATACCCTTAAATATTCTTGTGCTACTTGATACATCTTTTGCATCTTCTTTATCTCACCTATATTTCGTGGTAAATTAATTGGTACTTCAACACCTTTAACGTGATGAATGTAGCATTGTATTGTGGCTATGATTTGTGCGTATGTCATTGTCTATTTGCTTTGCAAATTAATAAACGTAATAAGTTCCTTTGTTTGGATTTTCTAATTGATATGATACTATGTACCTTAAAGCATCTATCAAGTGATTATGATTGTCTATAGGTGTATTAGATTTCTTTTCTAACCAACAATAGTTATTTAGTTCCCTGATTAAGTTAATAGATTCAGGTGTAATTATCAAATCGTAATCTTGTAACAAAGCTATTCCAAATGTCACAGAACCCTGACCTTTAATTGCAGGTACTATATTTAATCCTGCAGTTTGTAATTCAGATATCAATCTTGGTTCAGCAGAATCAGCTACAATCAAACTATCTAAACAGTGTTGCTTGTTTAACTGGTAAATTTGTGATGTAGTTAATGCAGGTAGGTAATACCTTTCATTAATATATATCTTTTTATTAGCGGTGTCTATATTGCATTCTACTAATGTAGTTGGGTCATTACTAAATCCAAAATCCTGACCAAAAGCAGAAGCACCTACTTGTTTGTATTCTCCAATAGTCCAGTTGTTAAAGATTACACCTTCAGCTTTGTCTAACCATCCACCCATAATTTGATGCTTGTACTTTTCAGGTCGTCTTTGTTTAATGTTTTCTATTTGACTTATAAAAGATTCTGATAGGTTTTCTATGTTATCTAAATACGTTGTATGTATGTATGTAGTATCACCTTTGATTAAATTAGCACCTGCTTGGATTCCTTTATCTTCAAAGAACTTTTTATATATGAAGTGTTCTTTTGTTGCTGGATTCAATACAAGTAGCACTCTATTCTGTACACCTTTAGTTCTAATACTAAAGTCTATCTTTTCAAATACTTCTTCATCAGTTAGTTCTTCTGCTTCATCCAATACCCAAGTAGTTACACCAGCCAAAGATTTAAGTGATGCAGTCTGTGTACCACTACTCGTTTTAATACCTTTAAAGAGTATTTTAGACCCTGTTTTTAGATTTACTATTTCATCTTTGGTAATATAAAAATCGTTGCTTAAATCAGCTGATTCTATCTTATCTATAAATTCAGGTATGATAGATACATTTGCAGATGTCAAAGTGTAACGTGTAAATAGTATAACGTGTCCTACTTCATAAGTTAACAATAGAAGAAACGAGTTCAAAGAGTATGATTTCCCTGAACCCCTTCCGCCTGTTATTACAAAGTACCTACTATCTGAACCAAGTAGATTATATTTGTTATTTAGACTTATCAATTTTGAATATATCTTTTATATTGAAGTCGTTAATATTGTGAGTAGTTTCAACTATTTCTTTTGGCTTACCAAATATATGTTCAGCAATAAATAATTGACCACGTTGTGAATCCATTAAAGTATTCTTTACGAATGCTATTTTAGTTTCTTCTTCGGTGTCTTTGTTATATAGTTCTTTTAAAGCCTGTACAAATATAGCGTTTACTTTCTTTTCATCAGCTACAGGTTTACGACCTGCACCTGCTCTTGCTCCACCTTTGTTAGATTTTGTTTCCATAGAAAAAAATTTGTTTATTCAATTCTATAATAAATAAAACTTATAGTTGTTAAATGAATTCATATTCATCTTTATATTTTTGTAGGCCGTTTGGTTTATTATTTAAAGCTAATGATAATGAAGAACGATTAATACCAGTTTCCCTACATAGTTGTATCATACCGCTAAATATTTTACCATCAGACTTCCTTCTTATAGGTTTCATTCTGTGTTGTTGTTCTTGCTGCATCTTAACACTTTTATCTGATAGGCCTATGTAATCATATTGGTTTTTTCTATTGTGATATTTGTTACCTTGTTTAATTTGATTTAGATTATAATAGTCTATAGCTTCCCATTTAGGTTTTGGTAAATCCCATAGGTAAGATGTGTTATCGTTTCTTAAAATTTCTATTATTTCTGTTATCTTCATAGCTTTTCTATTTCTTGTTTAACTTCTTCCCAATAAGAATAATACATTTCTATGTTTTTTTCGCTATCTAAATATTGACCTACTTTTAAAGGCAATTTATAAATTTCAGCTATTGCTAAACTTGCGTTTCTTTTAGCCTCTAATTTGTCAGTCCAATATTCTTTTAAAGCTCCATCATCTCCTAAAAATAAAGTAAATGTTTTTAATAACTCTTTTGCTTTTTGTTTTGGTGTCATATTAATCCTTTTTCTTTTTTGAATATTTCTAATACTTGTTCGTATGTTTTTAAAGTTTTATACACTTCTATTCCGTAATTACTTTTATCGTACCATTTAACAAACTCTAAAGTATAATCGTCTGCTATTTTTGCAGCTATATTAACATCAACTTCTGTTTTATAATTTGATAAATGACCTGTTAAATTTTGTCTTAACTTTTCTTTTAGTGTCATAATCTTATGTTCTTATTCATTGAATAGAATGCTTCTAATCGTAAAGTGATTAACTCGTGTTGTTCAGTTCCTTTAGTAGCTTCTAATAGGTTGTTTAGGTTTTCTATTATTTTGTATTCGTATCTTGGTGCATTCAATTGCTTTTCTAAATCGTGCAGCTTCTTCTTAAATATATCTTCTTGTGATAGTTCTTGTTCTACTTCACCACCCAGTAGTTTTAATATTAAATTCTTGCAGTCTAATATCTTTGGATTGTATTCTTCATACATTGAAAAGTTCTTTAGTGAATGTACTACTGTAGCGTGGTTCATATCGAAGTCTGATGCTATAGATTGTAAGCTTCTTTTACTATATAACTTTCTTACTAAATAGAAGTATAATGCTCTGCCTTCAATTATTTCTCGCTTCCTGCAATTTTCAGTTATATCTACTTTTAGTTCTCTTAAGATTAATTCTTTTATCTGATTTTCCATTATTAAAATAGTTTAGTTTGATTGGTATGGTTTACTATTCTTTGTATTGCTTTATCGTAATATTCTTTATCTAATTCACAAGCTGTTAGTTCAAATCCGTAATCGTGACAAGCTATCGCTATTGAACCTGAACCTAAATGCGTATCTAATATTTTATATCCTTCTTTTGCATATTTATCAAGTAACCATTTATAAAGTTTTATACTTTTTTGTGTTGGATGTATTCTACCTTCGGAATTAGTTTGTGCTATATTCTCTCTAAAATATCTTGCAACATTATCAAAAGAAGTCCAACATAATTCACCGTCAGCATAACTATTTCCGTGTATTGTTTTATCCCAAAAAACAAAACATCTAAAAGGCGGTAATAAATCAGAAAAGTAATTACCACCCCAAATCATTTGATTTTTGCTTATTCTAAAAAGTTCATCAAAGTATTCTTTAGAAGGTCTTTTTAAATCCCAATCTTCAGTTTTATAATATTCTTTTTTTGTTTTAGAAGTTCCATTTATAAATGATTTTCCTCCTGCCCCTATACCATAAGGTGGGTCAACAATAGCTAAATCAAAATAGTTATCAGGGTAACGTGCCATTAAAAGCATATTGTCTTCGTTTGTTATTGTTATTTTATCTGTTACTTTCATTACAATATTCCTCTTAATACATATTGGTTTAAATCTACAGCTTCATTCTGAAAAAAGTATTTATAGTTAGCAATACCTTGTTCAAGTTTGTCTTTACCTTTTTGGTAGAAGTCATCACTACATTCAAAGATTCCAATATCTAAACTACCTTTATCAATACATACAAATATAAATTCATCTACTCCAAACATTTCTTTATACATATAAGCTTGTAAGTCGTAACTATATTTATCTGCTGAATATCTAAATTCATTTAATCCTGTAGTAGTTTTTAAATCTATTATTTGATTGCCTCTTAAAATATCTGCTTTGGCTCTAAATGGTATTCCATCTATCATAGCTACTTCAGGTATTTCAAATTCTGAACCCATAAAATAACTTGTGGCTTCATTGTTCTTTAGAATTGCATCAGCTAATCTTTCAGCATCTCTTAACTCGTTTGTAGTATAAACGTTTTGTTTTTCTTCTACTGCAAGTTTGTATTCTTTTGCTGCTTTAGTTTTGCAATCTACAAATGTAAAGTCGTCTATCTTATTAGGTTCTAATATAAGTGTATGGAATAGTTTACCATCTCTTAATGGTTGCGTTTCTGCTTGTCCATACTTTGTAACGTACTTATATGTTTTAGGTGATTTAAGCACCATTTTTAGACTTGATGAAGACAATGCTTGTTTTCCTAAATAACCATAGTAGAAGTCATCATCGTACATATTATCTAATAGTTCTTGTTTGTCCCAAATCTTGTTATCGAATGTTTTAATTTTTTCTTGCATCTTGTATAATTAAGTCGTAAATGTAATAGTGTGTTTGTATATCTCTTTCAGTTGAATCTATCATTGCCATAAATTGGTCATCATTTAATTGTCCGTTAAAGTATTCGTGGTATATCCATTGCAAGTCACGTTCTAAAGATTGTATCTTGCTGAATATTTTTATTGTTGCATCTTCATTCATTTTTTAAATGTTTCGTTGTAGTATTGTTCTGCGTTATCAAATTTTGCTGAAAGATAACCGTATCCTGTTTCATATCCGTCATCCCAAGTATCAATAATCTGTTTCTTTTCAATTTCTTTTGCTTCTTGAAGTATAATATGAATTACTAATTGATTCCCACTTGGAATAAACTTTGCTAATTTTTCCACTGCAAATTCTATTGCTGTTTGTTTTGTTTCCATTTTATCTAATTTTAATATTATTTAAGTTTTTCATTGTTTCTTCATAGTTTAGAATGGTATCTATTTCTTGTGTAAAATAAGCTGATTCATTCCAATCTTGTTCTAAAGCTGATAGTACTGCTTTTAGTTTAAGTGCTGCGTAATCGTTTTCTAATGTTTCTAACACATAGATTACACTTTCTAATTCTGTTTTGATTTCTTGCTTTGTCATAGTGTTTGGTTTTAATGTTGAAGCAAATATAAACAAGTTATTTACATTGTGCAAGTATTAACATAATTTTAACAAAAAAAAGAGTAGCTAATTACTACCCTCTAATTTTTGTTTTATAATATTTCTGTAAACTTCATTTACATTTTCTCTGTTCTGTCCTCTTGAATAATAGAACTTCATTATTCTATTTATTCTTTGTAGTGGTGTTTGTTTATTTTTCATCAAATTGTCTTTTTAATCTTTCCAAATATAAGCAGAAATCCATAGCTTCAGCTTGTGCTTCTTCAATCCAATTTAAAGTACTTAAATCATTTCTTTCTAAAGTAGTTCCGTATTTCTGTATTCCTACTTCACTACGTTGTTTAAACTTATTAATTACTGATTGCACTACACTATCTTTTACTTGTGCTTCAATCCATTGTGACATTGTGTCTTTTACTTTCATAATAATTTGCTTTGGTTAACATATAATTCCATTATCTTCTTTGTTGCTTCATATTCGCTGAACTCTACTTTTTTATTATTTTCTTTTAGGTAAATTATATTCTTGTAATCACTTGGAATATACTTGACTATATGAAATCTTTTGTTAGTATTAGCTTCTAATGAATAAGCAACGTTACGTTTAACACAATACACCATAGCGTTTACTTCTGTGTAATGTGGTGAATAGATTTCTATTTTCTTTTTAGCCATTTTTCAAATACATCTTTTATATAATCATATCTTTCTTCTACCATTTCATCTGTAAAATAATTGTTTTTAAAAAATATAATTGTCCTATATCCTGCGCTTTCAATTGCTCTTATATCTTTTAGTCTTACAAGAATTTTTTCTCCTTTAATTGTAGTTAATTCTATCATTATTCTATTCTTAAAAATTCAGCTTGACCATATTCTAAAAACCATTCTTTGTTCTCTTTGTATTTCTCAATGACTGCATTGATCATAACAAGTTCGTCTAAATTCGATGTGGTTAATTTAATAATAACGTCCTCAATGCTATTTAAGATATTTGTAGTCATTTCTGCATCAGCTTCATAAATCTTTCTGTATTCATCATAAACAGTTGTTTCAAGTTGACTATTCACTTTATTAAGTAAATGCTTTAAAGCACCGTTATATTGCTTTGTGAAGCGTAAATTTTCATTACATTCTAATAGCAGTTGTGACAGTAGTACTGATTTTAAAAATTCTAATTGTATTGGATTTTCTTTCATAATTTTAATGCTTGATTAATTTCTAAATATGTAACTTCTTTTTCTATTCTTTGTGTGTTATAAAATTGTGTTGTAGCAGGGTTCTTATTGTTTATTTCAAACGTTGGGTGTATCTTGTGCAGGTTAAAACTAAATACTCCTTCAGGTGTTGAATTAATATAAATTGGAATATCTAAATGCTTTTCGCATTCTTCTATCATTGCATCATATTTTTTCTTTTCAAGTAGTAGTGTTGGGTAATGTTTTTTCCTGCATTTTAGTTCTATACGATGTCCTGAAGTGGGACTATAACAATCCCACCTTGACATCTGATTTTTTGATTTAACTAAATCAGGGTAAACATTTGAGCGTAAAAACTCAAATAAATCACTCTCGTTCCAGTTAATCATTTATTTGATATTCGTTAAACACTTTTCTTAAATCAGAAAGTGTATCTCTCCAACAAGAACCACAATTAGAATGCTGTATTTTAACTTCAAATACCCTTTCGTAAATAGCTTGTATTTGCCATTGTTCGTTCGGTGTTAAGCTGCCTTTCTTTGGTGAAATAAAAGGTTTTAAAGCTTCGTAATCTGATTCAGTCAAACAGTTAACTTTTCTTCTATATGGAATCAAGTTGTTTAGTTTTGCTTTTCTTTCTTCACATCCGCAATCTAAACCGGTTGCTTTGCTAAATGTTTCAACTACTTTTTTAATTCCAGTTGCTTCAGTAATTTTTTCGATGGTGTCACCTAATCCTTTTGATGGTGCTTTTGTTCTTGCTTTTGCCATAGTTAGTAAATTGAGTTATAATCGTTAGTAATATAATCTTGATAATCTTTTTGAAACTTTTCTTTTAAAATAGCTTTATGATTCTTTAATGAATGGAATATTGAAATCAAACTTATACCTGTTTCTTTTGCTATATCACGCATAGATAAATCTGTGTCCCTGTATAGCTTAAATAGTTTCCTGTCGTACCAATCCCAATTCTTTATTTCTTCATCAATTAACATACATATGTCATTATAAGCTTTATGCTCTTCTATATTTGAATCGTCAAATAATTCCCAACATCCGTCAAAAGATACTTTATTAACCTTTTTCTTTTTGTTGTAATATTGATAAAACAAAGAACGCAAAGTGAAGTACATATATCCTTTTCTTACCTCACCACTTGAATCAATCAATTTATCAGCATCTGCATACTTCCAAAGTGCTATGTAAGATTCTTGTACTATGTCTTCAGCATAGTCATATTCACCAAATGTTTGAATAACTTTTATCCATTCGGAATGATGTTCGGCTACTTTGCCAAGCCATTGGTTATTCATAGGTATTCCAAATAATTGTAAAAGATACAATACCTAAAAGAACTTGAATAGTGTGTTCAGTTCCATCGTCAAAATGTTCAGGGTTATATAACCACCCAACCATAAATCCAATAACAGGGCTAATAATCAATTCCCCACCATAACGTTGAATCATCATTAAGATAACCCAACAAACTGCTGCAATAGCAAATAAAATTGTAATCATATAAATAGTTTAAATTAATAATCAATTCTTCTTTTCTGACTATTCTAAACTAATTTATTTTTTATAGGTATAATTTAGCATCAATTACACCAAACTTCTTTTCTACTTCTACAGGTCTAATCTGAAAGTTAACGTAAACGTGTGTAAGGTTCTCATCCTTCTTATACATATTCTTAACTGCATCAGCTACATCTGTAAAATGCAATTCATTTTCTAATTCAATTAAGTCTTCTATTTGTTCTAACTTTAAAAGTACATCTTGCACAAAAGAAAACATTACTTTATTATCACAGAATATCAATCCTGTTCTTGATGCGGTATTTTTTAATTCCTGAATTTGGTTCTTAATAGTTGTTTTCATTTCTCAAATATATAAAAAAGTTATTAACAATTTAAAAAATAACATTTTTAAGTGGGTCGTAAACTGCTCCTTCTACTTGTGGCAAGCCAAAGTTATTCACTTTAAAACTAAATGTTTCAAACGATGCGTTTCTACTTCTTTTGCAGCTTACAGTTACCAATTCTTTGTTTACCGTGTTAAGTTCTAATTGTATTTGCGTTTCTGTTTTCTTTTCTAAAAATGAACCTAAATGCCCCGTGGGTTTATCTGTCCCGAAGTTGCTGTGGATTACACAGATGCAGTGACAATTCAGCTCTTTTGTCCATTTCATAAGCTTTTGAACTACTGCATTTGATTCTTCAATGTTATTTACATCACTACATAAATCAGCTACACCATCTATAATTACTAAACCTACATCTTTACCTTCTAATTTGTCATACAAGTACCATTCTATAAATTGAATGCGTTCTTTAAATCCTAATTGACGTAATGCAAACGTATGGTATTTCTTTGTATCTATTTCAGTCATATCAATTGGTCTTCTAAAAACCATTTGAGCGTGAAAGTTCCCTTGTTCAGTATCAAAATGTATCAGGTGTTTTCCGTTGCTATAACCTTGTAATTCTCCACCGAATGCATCAAGTCTACCTTTCATATATACAGCACTTAAAAGTGAAATAAAGAATGTCTTTTTGCTTTTAGGTGGTGCTTGTACAAAGCTGAAGTTTCCGTAAGTTCCTAATGGTAATGGAAATTCTTTTACACCATCTTTTGTTTCGTATGTTTTTGTACCTAAAGATAAAGCCGGTTCAGGATGTTCTATTTTTTGTGTTGGGTCTATTCTCAATTCATCTTCATACATCTCCATTAGAAGTTGTACTGCATCTTTATCTAATTCCATAATTTGTTTCCTTTTCTAATATTATCTTCTGCCCATAGTGGTTGTAAATTAGTAAAGTGATTTAACCTGATTATTTCTTCTTCAGTTTCAGCTAATGATGATGGGTAAATGTGGTCAATATGCCATTTTCCATAATTATCCCAATTCATTCCTTCTGTAAATTTACTTTCTAAATGTTGCTTCAACTCTATGTAATCACATCCAAGTATTTCTTTTGATTTTGATGTTTTTCTATAACCTTGTCTTGTTATTGATTTTGAAATCAAACTTCTTAAATTACATTGTAGTTTATACAAAGGATTCTTTTCTTTATTGATTTTACTATTGTTTTTTCTCCATTCTTTTATTCTTTCTTTATTCCTTTCTAAATAATCTTTTCTTACATTTTTACTTTTACAAAAGTATTCTTTTCTGCATAATTTACAATCAAATGAATATCCATCTTTTTTACTTTTATTTTTATAGAATTGTAAGTAATCTTTTTCTTTTTTACAAATAGAACAAATTTTCATATAAAAAAATATAAAAGGGCAGGTGATATCCCAATCTAACCTGCCCAAATTAATAAATCTAAAAAGGGAGGTCTGAAGTAGATTCTTCTTTTTGTGCTACATTATCCTTTTTAATAGCTTTAATGTTTCCATCTGTCCAAACTACTGACCCGTTACCGATGTAGTTTTTAGCTTTTTTAGCTTCACGCTCTTCTTTAGTTTGTGAATCTGTTAAAGAAACATTTTGACCAAACTGGTTAACTTCGTCATTTACTCCAATAGTGAAGTTGTAATAAACTGCGCCATCTTTACCAGCAACAAATTTTTCTTTTGGTAATTTGTCTACTCTTAAACTTACATTAATTAATGCACTCATAATATTTGTTTTTATCTTTGCCTACCTTTTTTTCCTGTTGTCAGCTATTCAGTTTTATTTATTTTACTTTTAACAATTCGTCTTTAACTGTTTTGGCTAATTTATACTTTTTTTCAATAGCTTCTATATTACCACCACCTTTTAAGTATTCAATTGATTTAGTAAATTCAGGTGTGTTTTTGTTTAGCCATTTTTTGTCATCAGTTGGCGCATTATTTGCGCTATCTGTTTTATCGTGTTTGTTATTAGCATCAGCATCTTGTGTATCGTCAATTAGTAACAGGTTACCTAATGCGTACTTTTTAGCGTATGAACTTGCTGAACCAAATTGTTGTGGAACTTGCATCCCTTTTTGGTTTAAATCTACACCTACTATAGCAATAGCTGATAGTTCGTTAATTCCATTGTTGTCATATACTGTAGCAGTAGATTCCATTATAGGTAAATCTGAACCTACATTAATTAATCTTTCTGTAATGGTAAAAGATACACCATACTTTTCGTTGAATGGTTTTAAACCTTCTAATATATCTTCAGCACTTCTAAAGTTATATTTTCCAAAGCTGTTAAACCTTGACTTGTTAGCTTTAAATTCAATTTGAATTCTGCTTAATTTTTCGTTTAATGATAACTCTTTCATCTTTAATTTTGTTTTAGTTCGTAAATTTGTTGTTTGATTAATGTTTTGTACTCTTGTGTAATTCCTTCTTCTAATGCTTCAAAGCAATAAGTAGATAGTAAATTATTTTCCTGTTTTAGTTTACAAATTTCTGCTTGTAGTGCTTCTATTTGAAATCTGTTAAAGTCGATTAAATCTTTCATTAGTATCTTAAAATTATTTGGATTAAAAAATACAAGGCTAATGCTTGTGCGAATAAAATCTGGTAATTTGCTTTTGTTAAAAATGTTTTGATTGCTTTCATAATTTCTATTTGTTATTGTTTGATGTGGCAAATATATAACAGGTTTTTTAATAAACAACTATGATTTAAAATTTTAACATAATTTTAACAGATTGGCAAAAAAAGGGCTACCGTTTAAAGTAGCCCCTAACATTAACCAAATTATAAAAGAGAAATCAGAAAAGACTTATTTGATGTGTGTAGTTTTGTATTAGTTCTTGCAATTCTACTTCTGTAAATTTACATACTTCTTTTGATTTAATATGTAATGATTCAGCTAAGTTATTACCAAGATATAAACTAAATTTGTATTGTTCACCATACCTAAATACGTTACACCCTGCGCATTGAACTTGACAATTATCTTCGTTCCAGCGTGTTGACATATGTTTACGGCTCATAAAGTGACCACATTGTAAACTTTTCCAGTGGTCTTCTTTACCACAAGTTACGCACTTTGCAATATCATTCACCGCATATCTGCGTCTAATATAAATGCTAAACACCGTATCAAGCTTTTTAACCAGTGCAGTCTTTGTTACTTTTTTTGCCATATACAAATGTAATTTATAGTTATTAACATTTATATAATAACTTTTATATTTTCAATATTTACTTTGTCAAAAAAAAAGACTAACTTTGCCACGTTTTCAAAACTTTTTAGTTTAAATAAAAATAAACAAACAAAAACAAAATAAGACTTTAAAAACATAGAAAGTTATACTATCAAGAAATAGCTATGCAAACTACCTACCTTGCCCTCTATATTTTTTTTGGTAATTTTTACTGCTTTTAAGTGAACTTGTTTTAGATTTAGCGTGAATACAAGGCCTTGAAATTTTAACATCTAATTTAGCAGATACTTCATTTTGTTTTTTAGCCATTATAAAAGTAATTTATTTTTAATTTGTCTATAAATATACATTCCAACTGGTATAAGCAATAACCATAAATAAACAAAATTGTTTACTTTTTTATCTATAGTTTTATTTTTTATACTTTTAGTTTCTTGCTTTGTTTTATAAACCTTTTTTAAAGCGTTTTTAGACACTATTTTTGTAGAAGTATTAACTAATGCCTTGTTTTGCTTTTTATACTTTAAAACTACATTAAAATAACTTGTACCGTCTATTACTATTGGTAAACTATCGTTTAATGGTTTTATTTCTAATTCTGAATAGTTTTCAGTATATTTAATATTATTTTTAGTAACAGAAACTGAATCTGTTTTTATGCTGGCAGTACTATCAATTGTAATTTTAGTATCTTCTTTTACAATAGATACCTTTCTAGAAGCACAAGAAGTAATTAATAAAAGTAAAACTAAATATTTCATTTGGTAAAGTATAATGCTGATTCAGCAATGCGTCTGTTTGTTAAACCTTTTAGTTCTTTTCCTGCTGCTTTATTCCACTTTAAAAACTCTTTAGCTATATTACCATCGTTTGGATTGATGTTAACTAATTTTAACAAAGTAGATTTTTGAAAGTTACCCATACCTACATTATAAGAAAATGCAGTTAAAGCATTTAATTGGTTTACGCTAATTTTAGATTTAACAAGCTTTAATACATCAGCAGCAAATTCTGAAACAATTTTATAAAACATTTCATCTCCTTGCTCTTTAGTTATTTTTGAATCTTTCATAGTTACTTTTTTACCATTTGGGTAATATGTAAGTCCGTATGAAATTGTAGGTTTTCCTGCAGCACAAAGATATGGTCTATCTGAATACCCTTCAAATCTTTTAATTAATTCTAAACCTTTATTTGATATCTGCATTTTTTTTGTTTATTTTTGGATTGAAATTATTTTCTTTAACAATTCTTCTTATTGTGTTTCTGCTTAAATTGTATTTTTTAGAAATTTTATTTTCTGTGTAATTATTTAAACAATCAAGTTCAATATTTTTTAAAACACTTTTATCAAGAATAATATAATTATGTGGTCTATTATTTTTGTAGTGTTCTTTTAAAGAATTAGATAATTTTTCTTTATCTCCTGCAAATGCCAATCCCTTTTTTTTACTTGGTAGTGAACTATACTTTAAATAAAAACCTGAATCGTGTAACTCTTTAGTTCTTTGTCTTTGTACTTCTCTTAAACTTTCATCTTGCCAAGCTTTTTTACAAGAAATAGATTTTTTTAATTTAGTTTCATCTGTTTGTTTATTTCCTTTTAATTTATTTGAAATAGACAATTTTGATTCTTCTGATAGATTAAAGCAACCATCACCACCATCAGTCATATTACATAATATACCTGTTTTTAAATCTAATCTACCGTATTGCTCAATTAAATTTATTTCAATATTTTTAGCTTCATCGTAAGATATATTTTTTTTATATATCTCAACATAGTAATTATGTTTTGAAACTATATTTTTCCATAAATTATTTCTTGAATATTTAGAATAAGCTCTTTTTTCTTTCAAGCCTATTCCAACGTAAAATAATTCTTTTGTATCTAATTTATAATGTTTGTAAACAATAGCCATAGCATCTTTTTATATAATAATAAAAAAATGATTCAACTGTTATTATATTAGCTTGACACAAATATAAATTTATCGCTTAATTTCATTGAAGTCTGCTTTTATTTCTTTAGCTCTATTAAATGCGGTTTTTAATAATTGCCAAATATCAACTTTAAATGAAGCTTCAATGTTTTCTTTAATAGATACTAATTCAACAAAGATTAATAGCATAGCACAAATCTTGGTGAACATAAAGTCAAAACCAAAAGCTTTTTGTATAAACTCATTTAAAACGAATTTGTCAATTAAGAATAAAAAGATTATACATATTTCGTATAATGCCATTTTAGAAATTACATTGCTTAATTTTCTACTTCTTATTGATTGTAACCCTTCAAGTTTAATACTTTTAAATATACCAGTAAATGTATCTAATATTATTGCACTACCTACGGCTATTAATAAACCGTAGATAGGTACAAATAATAAAATTAATGAAGCAAAAAAATAATTAATGTATTTCATTCTAAATGTTTATTCTTCTTATTCTTCTATTACTTCTTCTTTAGGTGCTAAAGCATTAATAGCTTGTGCTACTGCTACTGCATCTGCTAATTGTAATAAACCACCTTTTTGTGCTAAATGTGCTACTTGTACTAAAATTTTAATTGCTTGTTTAGTTTCCATAATTGTTTGTTTTTATTTGATTTACTTAAAAATAACATAATGTTACTTTTGTTTTAATAGTTCTATTTCTGCCTTTAGTTCTTTTACTGAATTTATAAGAACGTATATAATTTCATTTGCATTAAAACTCAATAGTTCTGTTTCTTCATCATCATCATCGTTAAGTTTAGCTTTAAATGTCTTTATAGTATTAGGTAATACTTCTTGCATTTCTTGAGCAATTATACCTACGTTATCTTTAGTTATTGAAAACCCTGCTTTACCATTATAATCATAGTAAACAGGATTAACTTGCATTAACTTTTCTAAACCATCTGTATAAGGTCTTACATTTTCTTTTATTCTAATATCAGAAGATACTGTCCATAATGGAGAACCCGGTTTAGCTGCTGAATCATTTGATAATTGCAATTGAAATGAAGGACTTGTTGTACCTATTCCTACGTTGCCATTAGTTAAAACTAAATTATTAGAATAAGTAGTTCCGTTATTTACAACATCAAAAATATGTTTGACTAAACCATCAGATACATCTTGTTTTAATCTTAAAGAAAAGTTTGCATTTCCTGCATTATAAGACCATCTTTGTAACTCTGCACTTGCTGCATTTCCGCTTGTTACTTCTAATCTTGTGCTTGGACTTGTTGTACCTATTCCGATATTCCCTGAACTTAAAATAGTTAAAGGTGTTGAACCTATGTTAACATTGTTAATGTAAAAATCATCTGAAGCACCTAAAGAAAAAGTATATTTAGTACTTCCGCTTCTTTCAAGTGTTAATGGTATTGAACCTAAAAATCGACCTACACCCGCTACGTCTAATTTGTAACTTGGAGAAGCAGTACCGATTCCTATATTTGTACCATTATCATAAATCAAAGAATTACCTAAAGCAGTTGAACCTGTAAATTTAGGCAAGTAGTTAGTTGTACCCGTTCCTGTGATTGGATTAGTTAAAGCATTTTGTTTGTTATTAAACGTTGTCCAATCCGTTGAACTTAATGCTCCATTTGCTGAACTACTTGCAAGACCTAAACTTAAAACTTGTGTACTTAAACTTAAACCATTAGCAGTTCCGATAGTTACAGCGTTATGTAATTCACTTGTTAAAGCCAAAGTACCACTTGCATCAGGCAAATAATGGTCTCGAACTGCAGTTAAATTACTTGTATATAGGTTTGATTGTATTGTATCTGTTTTATGTAATTGCATAAAGCCATCTTCAATAACAAATAACTTGTGACCATCAGCATCTTCAATATGATAATTACCATCAGTAAAGTGCATTGAACCATAGTTAGAATTTACTTCATCTAACATCCAATACTTTTGTGCTTTAATATCGTATGTTCCTAAATTAACATCACCTGTAGCACCCGTATAAGGCACTCTTAAATTCAAAGAATTAACTAAATCAGTCTGACTGCTTAATGTTCCCGTAATTGCACCCCAAACCGCAGTATTATCTGTAATTTCTACATAAATAGAACCTGTCCATCTAAAGATATGATTGTTATCAATAGTAATATATATCTTTCCTGACTCACCCGTAACAGGTAAAGCAGCATAATTAGCTACTTCAATAACGTCATCAACGTATGAAGGCAATTGTGAAGAAGGTACTTTACCATCAACTAAATCAGCTTTTAAATCTAAAGCATCTTGTAAATCTTCTTGGTCTGATAGTGTACCTAATATAGTACCCCATTTAGCAAAAGAAGAACCTTTATTTACATTGATTTCAATTACAGTAGGTGTTATATTTAAAGTAACTTCATCTGTATTGTCAATTACACTTATATCTACGATTTGGTCGTTTGGTTGTGCAGTAACTTCAATATTATTTACAATTTCAGTTACACCAATAGTAATATCATCACCCATTTTTTTATCTTGTTACTTCGTTAGTAATATTAAACCCACCTTGTACATACGTTTTAACTACTCCACTCGCTAAAGTAATTTGAATGTCATATACATAATTGTAAACTTCTATGTCTATAATTTGTGTGTTAATTTTAAATCTACCTTCTGATGCATTGGTAATTGTAATACCTGCAGAAGAAACTGAAGTAAGTGATAAAGCAGCAGTTGTATCTGAATAGTTTTTTCTCAATTGCATCTTAATAGTTGCACCTGTTAAATTAACCGCACTTTCATTAATTTTTAATTGAAAAGAAACTTCATCAAAAGTGTCCCCTTTTATATGTGTGAATTGTAAACTCATTTTTTATCTTTTATTTTATTTAAAAATAGTTGCAGTTTTTTTACATTAACTGCTTTTGGCTTGTAAGTTTCTTTTATATTACCCATCCTGTAAAATTTGCTTCTGAATCAGGGAACATATCACCATTTGAATTAGTGTTATATTCTGGAAAAGTTGCTGTGTTATAACAAATGTAATCCAAGAATCTATTTGTATAATGTTGTGCAATATCCCTTTCTTTTTCAATTAAGAAATCTACTTCATTCTTTTCTACGTTTGTACTATTCTCACTATTATGTTTAAATACACCTTTATTAGCTATTGTATAGGCTGCAAAAGGCAAATATTCTACCATAGCGAAGTGTATTACCATTGGCTTAATATAATCGATTAAAAGCGTTGTATATGGGCTTGCTAAAGTACCTGCTACGATATCATCGTTAATTTTATCGTATAGTTTAGTTCCTAAATAGTTTTGGATGTGTATATCTTGTGCTATTTTAATAAACTGTATAAATTTTGATTCGTCAATACTACCATTTAATGCAGTATACTTGACTATATCTTCCCTCGTAATGAATAAAGCACTCGCCATATTATATTAGTATAAATCTATTATTATTACCTCTTTTCATTCTTGCGTATTCGTTTTTATATTTTAAATTAAGTGATTCACAAGCATTTAATAAACTATTAAAAAAAATACCTGTGTTTAAATCTAAAGTAATAATGCTATTAGCACTATGTTTGTTTTTATGTGATAAAGAAAGATTTTTTATATGCTCATCAGAAAATTTTTTTCCTTTTGCTGAATCACTCATTTTCTTTTTTGTTTCAATACTACAAACATATCCTTTTTTTGAATTAATTCTTTTTAATTTTTCTTTTTCAGAATGAATTCTACCTTTGTGAACTTTAGTTATTTTATCAATAGTTTCTTGAGAATGACCTTTAACTCCATCACCACCATCTGTTAAATTAGCAAGTAATCCTTTTTTTAAATCTTTCCTACCATATAAAGAAATTAATTCAACTTCTTTTTTACAAGCTTCTTCCCAAGTTAAATTTTCAAATAATATGGTTACTTTATAATCTGTTTTAGAAACAATATTATTCCAATAAGAATTTCTACTATGTTTAGAATATGCTCTTTTATATTCGTTTCCAATACCTATATAAAATATAGTATTATTATCTAATCTTGTATGCGAATAAACTATAGCCATTTATTAAACTTTATAGTCAGGATGATGTCCGTGATTTGGCATATCGTATGGTGTCATAGCAACCTCTTTAGGGTTTCTAACTCTATAGCCATATTTTTCTGCCTTGTTTGTACTAATTTGTGTTGCTTTTGGGCTGTTAACATCAATCTTTACATTTTCAAATGAAACATAAGTTTGTCTTAACCATTTGTGCTTACAATTAACTCCACCTTTATATAAGAATAAATCATAAGGTAATCCTTTGTGACCTTGACCTGCGTTTACAAAATTAGAATTAGTGTTTACTATATCTTCTTTTCTGTAAAGTTTATCAGCTTTTAACATCTTATTGCAAAACTCTCTTTCACCTGATTCAGCACCTGAATATTTATATCTTGTAATGAATCTAATACCATCTACATTTTCGTCTTGTGAACTCTTTGCGTTTGGTCTACCTGTAATAGCAGTTGCTAATTTCTGAATTAAAGACAATTCTTTCTTTTTAGGATTATTTAAAGATTCAATTTCAGCATCTAAATCTTCTTCAGATTCTACATCTACTTCTGTTTCATCAATCAACACCCATTCTTCACCAAGTTGTTCACCTTTATCAATTAAAGCGTTTGCAATAATTGGGTCTGTATGTGCAGACATTTTAATACCTGTTTCTTCTTCAGCAGTTTCTGCATTCATTCCTGAAGCATCTACAAATTCTAAAGGTTGTATAGTCTTAAAGTATAATTTTAAGCTAATATCATTAACTGCTAAAATTTCATCAATAGCATTAATCAATTCAAGTTGGTAAGGTTTAATTACAATGTTATCAAATAACAAAGTAGCAGTTTTAATTTCATCTGCATTGTTACCTAATCCACCGCCAGTGTCACGAATACCTAAAAGCATTGGTGAAGTAACTCTATGCCCTACAATTAACTTTTCAAAACATTCAGTACTTAAATATTCGTAGTGTGCAGGTGCATCATTTAAAGGAATATCTTCAACTGTAGTTTTAGATTCTGCATTAGCATTGAAAGCTACAATTACTTTTTCACCTCTTGAACCAGTTAATTTATTTAATACGTCACGTTTGATTTTGTCACGCATTTCTTCAGAAGGAATACCATTGTTGAAGTTAATTACTTTAGTTCCTGAAAATCCGTTTTGAACGTCATTGATTAAATAATCACTAATTTCTTCTTCTAATTTAGCATAAGGTAAAGCACCTGAATAATCAATAGGTGTGTAATAATGAAATCCACTAACATAAGGATGTACCACATACATTTCAACTTCATTACCATTTCCGAATCCAAATGCAGGAATTCTTTTAGCTTGTTCAGAAGGTTTCTTTTTAGTCCAATCAGGGTAATAGTACCAAGCTTCAATTTCTCCTTTATCATTGCATTTTTCAGCTCTTAATGTATTCATTGGGAAATGGTCAATAGATTTAACTTGACCTTTTTCCATTACAACTTGCATAGCACCCATTCCAAGCATTTTACGCTCCATAGCTACTCGCTTTAACATATCACCTTTAATGATACTACGCATCTGTGCATATTCATTAGGTTTACGATTAGAATCTAATGCATCTAATCCTTTACCATAAATCATATTAGTAACACCAGTGATAATAGCGTTGTTTGTAGCTGAATACAGATACCTATCAATTAAGTATTGAAAGTAGTTATTATCTACACCATACTCAATATAGTCTGACTTCTTGTTTTCTTGAATTACAGGGCTTGTGTAAGCACTTAAATTTACAATTGATATATTACTCATAAATTATAAAATCGTTATTTGTAGCGTGTGCTACATATTCATCTTTGTTGACTGTATAGTTAACTATATTTTGATTAGTGCAAAACACTTTATCTTTGTAAACCACTTCAGCACCATTCTTAATAGTTAAATTATAAAATGTATTTTGCAATAAATCAAAAGCAGTAGTAGTTGTCAAATAATATTTATCTAAAGCAAATGATGCAGAAATAGTTTGAACTTCATTAGTAGTTTCGTTTCTTAATACAATAGTATCTGCTCCATAACTACGAGGTATGAATTTTAAAACTTGTGCAGCTTCTTGTTCTTTTAAGATTATCATTCTTTTTTTTATTTAATAATAAATCTATTGAATTATTGTTATTTAAAACAAAAAAAGGGTAGCCGAAGCCACCCCTTTTCCAATCAAAAAAACAAACAATTATGAACCTGAAACTACAGTGAAACCAGCAGCAGTTAAAGTAGTAGTCAAGAAGTTTGCAGGAACTGCTTCTTGTCCTGATAATGTCAAAGTATATCCTGACAAATCACCCATAGCAGCACCAGTTACAATTGTACCACCTGATACATCCATTCCGTTTTCTAATCCACAAAGGAATAAGTTTCCGTTGTTATCTTCAACTACAACTTGTGGGCGACCATAAGCTAATAATTTAATTTGTTTGTGGTCTACAATAGACAATTTCTTTAAAGTTAAGTTCAAAGTTTGTTCAAAGAATGTAGTTCCATTTTCTCTTGAAGAAGTAATTGCTTGTTCGAATGAACTATTACCTTTCAAGTCATATTTGTATGCACTTGGAGTACCTGCAACCGCACTAATAGCATCTGTATTAGTTACGTCATAAGTTACACCTGTCATATCACCCCAGTTTACAAAGTAAACCGATTTTAATCCACCATTGCTATCTTTGCAAGGTTCAATTCTACCTAATGAAATTTCACAAGCCATCTATATATATTTTTAAAAGTTAGTAAAAAAAAAGGGAAGGCATTTTACCTCCCCTTTTTAATTTAAAAAGCTAATTTTTAGTTAGCAGAGTTTGTGATTCCGTAAGTTACGATATCTTCTACAATTCCGTATTGAACTGCAGCTGTGAAACGTAAAATTACGCGGACATTCTGACTTCCGTCAGTTTCGCTCATATCAATTACTCTTACTTCATTTTGGTCAGATAACAAACCTGTACCGAAGAATAAGTTAGATTTTTGAGCAGCAATAGCCGTGTTGTTAGAAAGCCCGTTAGCGACAAATATTTTTACGCCATCGAAGCTCAAACTGCCATTATTGAACCATTGTGTTCCTTGAGCGTTTGTACCATTACCACCTAATCCTGAAGCACCAAATCCACCTAAAGCACGAACGTAAGCACGAGCGATGTTTTGAGAAACGTATAAGTACAAATCTTCTTTTCCGTAAAGTGAAGCAGGGATTGCATCCACGATTTTCCCTAATTCAGCGACTACATTAGAAGCAGTAACTGTAGTTCCAGCAACCTCTTGTGCAGCTGGTAAAGCAGCATCAGCAGCTAATAAAGCAGCAAATCCATTGAATTCACCTGCATTAGCAGTAGCACCTCTCCAGATGTTTTGTTCTGTTTTTTCAGCAACCTTAGCAGCAACGTGTGCAATTAAGAAATCAGCAAAACTTGGTGGCAATGAATCAAAAGCAGAATATCCCATAGATACTGCTTCCCAAGTTGCGTGAAAATCTTTTTTACACAATTGTAAATTCACTTGAAATTCTTCAGGTGTAATAATTCTTTCGCTTAATGTTACAGTAGATGTAGCAGAAAAATCACAAGTAGCATCTTTAACGATACCATCTGTAGCAATTTTTTGAATTACAGATTTGTACTTAACATTAGGCATTACCTCAATTCCACCATTTTCGATAGTAGAAGCAGATAATAAAGCAGCAGAGATATATTTAGAAGCAAATTCTCCTGCATAAGTGGTAGTAATACTTGTAGTAGTAGCCATTTTTATTTATTTAGTTTATTATTATTAATTAAAAAGTTTTGCCATTACTCTATCTTGAGTAGTCATTTGGCGATTAGATGCAAATTTCTGAACTTGTGGAGCTTTAACTTCAGGTGAATGTGTTAATGGTTCAACACTTAATTCAACTTCTTTAGATTTTAAATCTTCATCAGTTTTATCTTCTTCATCAGCAGAAAGTTTAACACCTTTCAATTCAGCAATTTCGTTTCTTAATTTTTCAATTTCAGAAAAGAACATTTCTTTAGAAACAGATTCTACAATCCTTTTAGGTGTAGCAACTGGAGCAGATGCTTCTACAACAACTTCTTCTTCAGCAGGTGATGCTACTTCTTCTTCATTAGAAGGCATTTCCTCTTCAGGCATTTCGATAGCAGAAATTACACCTTCAACGTCTACCTTTAGAACCATTCCGTCCTCTAAAAGGTATTCACCTACTGGCATTGCAATTCTATCTTCCTCGTTAACTATAAAAACAGCCATTTCAGGTTCAAAAGCTTCTGCTTCGATTACCGTACCGTTTTCAAGTTTCATTTGGGCAAGTTTCACTTCCATTCCCAAAAGAGTTTTGATTTCATTAATTACACTCATTTTTATTTATTTAAATTAAAATCTTTTTGCGTATTCAGCAGATTCAGTAGCCATATCAGCAACTTCTTTTTTCCATTCTTCCCAAGCAGTCATAGTCATTCTTGCATCTTGAACAACAGGTGTGTTAGAAGCGTCTAATCCTAATTCTTTTGCTGCATTCTCAATTTCTTTTATCATAGACCATAAATTAGCTGATAAAGGCATTCCTGTTTTTGCACTTGCAGAAAACTCATTGAATTTTTTAGCTAAAGTAGAAGCTTCATTTTTTAACTTATCTAATTGGTCTTTATATTTTTGACCTGCAGATAAATCTTTTGTTACTTTAGCAGATGCAGATTGTAAATCTTTTAAATTTGCTAACTCAACTTTTTGTGAAGCAAGTTTTGTACTGTTTGATTTCCAAAGTTTGTTGAAAACCGTTTTTTGTTCGCTCATTGTAATTAATTTTTAAAATATTTATTAATATTAATATCTTTATAATAAAATAAAAAAAGTTTGTTATATTTTAAGTTATTTGTTATATATTTGCATATATAAATCCGCCAAGATTAAAATATTATTATTCCCTCTCTTTTAGTTTACTTGGCGGTACTATTAGAGGGGGTTTTTTATTTTTTAAATATGTATTTACCTAAAAAAGAAAATTTAACAAAGCTTGATAATCTATACAACAAAGTAGATTGGGATTATCAATATGATAAAATATTTGTTAGAGAACAGAACAAGCTTAAAAACTTACAATATAAAAACAGAATAAATATACCTAAACATATAAAGCAAGAATATTTAGATGAAATTTTAACTTTGTTTAAAAAGCACTTAAAAAAAGGTGGTACTGAATTTGGATTTAGATTATACTTAATGGAAAATTATTATATATTTCAATGTGTTTGTTGTAATACTGAAAGATGTATAAACGATATAGAAGTATTATTTTCTAAAAAAGAAGTAGTAGTTAATGTTTGTAAAAGTTGTAGAAAATATATTGGCGAAAAAACTATTTCTTCACATAAAAATACTATTCAACAAAAACATAGAAAAAGAATTGACCATATTTTTAGATTTAAAGGAAACGTTAGAACTTTAATTAGTGATAGTTTTAAAAGAAGAAAAGGAAGTAATTGGAAAAAGAAATTAAAATCAGAAGAAATACTTGGATGTACTTTAAATGAATTTCGAGATTATATAGAAAGTAAATTTATTAAAGATATGAATTTTGAAAACTATGGTAAATGGCATTTAGACCACATAAAACCTTTAGCGTTAGCAACTACTGAAGAAGAAGTAGTTAAGTTAAATCACTATACCAATTTTCAACCATTATGGGCAAAAGACAATCTTGAAAAAAGTTCTAAATATTAAATAAAAAAAAGGGTAGCTAATAACTACCCTTTATATGTTTTAGCCGTTACTTCTAACAATAGTTTTTACACCATCTACTACAGTTACTGTAGCACCACCTTGTTGAACTGTGCTACCAATTCCTTGTGATTGTAATTCGCCATCACAATTTTCAATTGCATATTTTCCGTCTTTACCAAGACAACCCCTGTTACCGCCCTTTGGACTTGTTGATTTACCCATTATTTTATTTATTATATTTAACAATTATTTCTTTTATTTTAGTTAACAATTCTTCTTCTTGTTCTTTTTGCAAACTCATTTCTAATTTGTCTGCAAAATATCCTTCAATAGAAAAACCTTTTACTTTACCTGTTTTTACAAAGTCATTCCAAATAGTATCATTGTTTACTTTCATTGAAACCATCCAAGTTCCTACTGGTGCATTTAAACCATACTTTTTAGATTTATCCATTTCAGTATCTTCTACAATCCAAGATTCAACTACAGACAAATCATTTATCTTTTTTTGGTGTTCTAATGTAGCGTTGTTTTGGTTGCTATTCATTAAGAATAATTCACTTGCTTTTTTTACAGTTGCATCTGAAAAGAAAATATAATATTCATCTTCACCATTACGTCTGTAAATATTTTTGTTTGGAATTAAAGCAGCACCCATTAAGATACGTTTTTCATCATCCACTTTTGCAAGTTGTAATTGTTGGTTAAGTGCTATAAAGTTTTCTTCTATTGCAGGGAATTCTACAACTGAAATAGCTTCAACACCACTTAAGTCTTCTTTTTCGTCTATTATTAATTCTACTATTCGCATTTTATTTTTATTTATAAATTAAATTATTTGGTTTTTGTTAATTACCTAATGTAGCAGTGTTAACAATATTTCTATCTAAGCTTTGTGCAGTAGTTACATCACCTGATACTACATAAGCTTTAACAGGTGCTTGATTGCCTAAACTTTGTGCAATTTGATTTTGTCCTGAAGTACCTACTACGTTAAATGAAGGAGCAACTGAAGCAGGTGAACTTGACATACTACCTTCAGATATAGAAGGCATTGATGGTAAAGCTACAGATGATTTTGCACTCTTAACAGCCGAACGAATTGCTCCAAATATTCCCGCTGCTTGTGCAGCATATCCTATTAACATTGGTATGTTTTGTGGGAAACCTATTTTAGCAGTTTGAGCAGTTCCTTCAGCAACAGCTACTGTAGAACGAGCAGCAGCTTGTGTAGAAAAAGTTATGGTTTTCGAAATCTCCATAGCTAATTCTCTAGCTTGTAATAATTGTTTAGCAATTAAAAAAGCTTTTCCAATTCTTGATTCAGCACCAAATATACTTGTCAAGTCATCTAAAGCTCTCATTCTAATAGCTGTTTTTGCTTTAGCTTCAGCTTCTTCTCTTGCTATATTATCAAGACTTCTTTTTTTATTATTCTCATCTTCTGCATTTAATCTATCAGCATCAGCAGTTCCTGCTTCTAAAACTTTTGCATTTGATTCTTCTTTAGCTAAAGCTTCAGAAACTCTTCTTTCTCTATTAGCATTTTCTATTCCAATAAAAAAGTCACGTTCTTCTTGTGCTGCTTTTTCTCTTTCTTCTTTAGCTTTTTTAGCTGCTTCTTTTTGGTCTTCTAATCTTTTTTCATAAGCAGTTTTATTTTTTTCTCTTATTTCATCTAATCTTGCTTTTTCATCAGCAACTTCTCCAACCTTACTTGAATTTCTTAACGCAGCACGTTCTTTATAAGAGTTAGAAAGTATTTCATTTTGCTTTTTAAATGATTTATAAGTTTCTTGTGTAAGCTTCTCTTGATTAGCAATTACTTCATCACTTGCTCCTGAATTTTTTAAAGCCGCTAAAGTATCTCTTTGTCTTAAAAAAGTACTTTGTGCTAATACAGTATTCTTTTTATTTAAAGCAATTTCTTCTTCTTTGTGTTTTAAAGCTAACTTTCTTAACTCTTCATTTGATGCACCTGAAGCTTGAGCCATTGCATACTGTTGGTCATTGTAAGTTTTTAACTTATTAGAACTTTGTGCAGCAGAAATACTTTGCTGTTTTAAAGCATTTGTATTTTTTATAGTAGCAGAAGCTGCTTTTTCATTTGCATCAGATGAATCTTTAAAGAATTTAATAAGCTTATATCCACCAACTAATAATGCAGCAATAGAAGCTACTACAATACCAATAGGATTAGCAGCCATTGCAGCGTTCCAAACATATTGTGCAGCAGCAGCAGCTTTTTGGAATACAGTTGTAGAACGTATTGCAGCACCTAATGCTTGAACACTTTTTGCACCCTCTCTAATAGTTTCTACACCTTGACTAATAGCCATTGCAGATTGCACTTTCAATATAGCTTGTTCTACATCTTCAGATTCAGCTCCAAATAAAGCCATTGAACCTTGAACTAATGCAAATCCACCCGCAGCAGCATTTAATGAACCTGTTAATTTTTGGCTCATTGTAGTTGCAGCATTGTCTACAACCATATCAGTTTGAATTTGAACCTTTCTATAGTTACCTACAGATGTCAACAAATCTTTAAATTCTTGTGTTCCTTGCTTACCTGCTAAAGCTAATTCGTAAAGCCTATCTTCAGCTTCACCCATTCTCGTAGTTAATGGCTGTAAGTCACCATAAACTTCTTCAAAAGTGGCATCTAAATTTGTAGCAGATTTATCTACTGCTTTTATGGACTTCGCAAAATTATCAAATTCTTTAGATGCAGTATCTACGTTTGATTTAATATGAAGTTCTATTGTTTTTATTTCTGCCATTTAATGTATCTTTTTATTTGGTTAAATCCTTTTGCCCAACTATTAGGTAATTCGTATTTACCTTTAGCTATTTCTATAGTTTCACTTTGCCCGTAATGATTATCTAACATTAACAGATTCAATATTTCTTTTATCATAGTATTCTAAAATCGTTTATTAGTGTTAAACTAACTTCACCGCTTGTTAAATCAAAATTCATATTATCAATCAAATACCTTGTATCACGTATAATTACCCTATCGTTCAATCTTAATTTAGTTAGTAAACTAATTGGGAACTGACATTTAAATGTGTACTTTCTTGATTTAACATTATATATATTACTTAAATAATTATAATAATAAACGTTATACAAACTATTGTCTATTGGTGTCAATAATAAAGAACTAATTTCACTACCAAAATTTAAACTATAATTTGTAGAACCTATTAAAGTATCTTGACCAAAGCAATTGTAATTAGTTACATTTGTTGTAGTCGTATCATATTTCAAATAAAAGTTACAAGTTTGTAATGTGTTATAGTCATATAGTATTACAGGTTTAGTTTGGTAATTTTTAAAGTCTTGTTTTAACGCATATCCTACCTGAAGATTCTGTCCTGTTAATTTATTAAATAACAAGTTTTCAAAAGGTAATGATACACCATATTCACCACCATCTGCATCTAAATCAGCTAATAAATCACCATATTGCGTTCCGTTATTTGAAGCAAAAGCCACATTCATAAATGATTCAGACTTTTCATACTTGAAATTTATTTTTTTATATGATTGCAATCTGTCAATAGAAACATCGTCACTTAAAACATATTGAGTAATGTCTTCTATATTACCATCAGCATACCAAGATTCTAATTCCTGTATTTCATAAACGTTTTGCTCATAACTAATACAAGTCAGGTTAAACATCTTTAAAATACCACTAAAGAAATCTTCTACTTTAATATCAGGCATAAAAGAAGAAACATTTACAAGTCCTGAAGTAGTAGATGAAGATTTACTTGCGTTACCATAATTAAATCCTGTAACTGCTACAACTAAAGAATTTGCATATGTTAAAGGTGCTTCAGATTGTAGATAAAATTCATAACTTCCAACGTTTGAAGGTAAATTAGATGTGAAGTTTAATAGTGTGAATACATTAGTTGAAATGTTTTTATTTGGAACAGGGAACGTATTTAATAATGAACCATTTTTATAAAGCAATATTGAATAGTCTATACCTGTAGTAGCAGCTATAATAGTTAGTTCCACAAATGAATTTGCAAATGTAGCAGGTTGATTATATGTTAAAGTACTACCTAAAAACCATCTACTTGCAACAGGGAATCCTGAACTTGTTGAAAATTCTATTTTTGTCAATCCGCTTTTAGGTACAAACGTTTCTGCATTCTTTAACCATAAAAAAGCATTTGTAAACCTTTCATCAGTTAAAAAGTCACCTTCAAATGTAATTCCGTAATTGGATTCTATAGTATCAAACACTTTGCTTAAACGTAATGCAGGGAATAATTCAGAAGTTAGTATTGCACCACCTGAAGTAGTTATATTATCTGTTGTACCTGTTTCAGACCAAACCCTATTTGAAGTAATTAATGGAAACTTAACATCGTTAGTTACACCACCACTTACTCTATCAACTACATCGCCACCTGTGTAAGTAAAATCATAATCACTAAAATCTAAATCAAATAATTTCTTATTTGCAAATGTATCTTTTAAAGAAACCAAACTACCAAAGAAAGTAATAGTGTAATTTTCAGGAACACCATTTTTAATAGTAGCTTTTTCTAATTGTATCTTACCCTTTCTAAATGGTATGGTATCTAATTCAATATAGGCATCTTTTCTTTTTCTTGCGTCAAAGCCACCATCAATAGAATTATTATACCAATGTGAAAATACTTTATTATTTATATCACTTGCAGGTACAGTAAAAGATTGGCTGAAGTCTGTTCTTAATTTTGAAATATCAGAAACGTCTTGAACTGAAGATGTAATAGAAATTTTTTCATCATCAAACAATTCAACACGTTTAGCAATTCCGCCTATATAAATATATAATCCTACTGTTACCATTAAATAACGTTGTTAATTAAGTTAAATGCGTAATCAAATTCTATTTCGTAATTGATATTTTTATCTTGTAATGAAGTCTTTAATGTAGTTGCTTGTGTTTTAACTTCAACAGGTTTTCCATCTAATAAAACTGTTTCACTTAATAGCAAATCTTGAATCAAATCAGAATAGTTTTCAGGTACAAATCCTGAACTTAATTTAACCGATTGTTTTCCGTTAATGTTAAATGATTTGCTTTGACCTTTAGAAGTATTGTAATCAATCGAATCCTGTAATAAGTTAAAGTTTGAACCTGTTACATTAATGTTATTAGTTTGTGCCTTAAAGAACGTTAAAAATTGCCATCCACCAAAGCGATTAATAAATGAACAAATAACTGGTGAATATTTAGGTTCACATATTGGCATCACATTATAAACGTAATCATTATCGTTGTAAGATATAGTTAACGTGTTACCTTTATTATATTTTACACTTGTAGTTGTCAATGGTATTTTAAGCATTCCTTTTGTTTCTGTGTAACCAAATACCAATTCATTTCTGCCTCTTAAATCTTTATAGGTTGCAGTTATAACATCACCACTTTCAGGGCTTATTAAAACGTTAACATAAGGAATAGATTTGGTAATATCATATCTAATTTCTTTTGAGTTATCAGACAATAACATAAAAGTATTTGATGCGTTTGTGTAATTATACCCATCTAAATATTGCGTATAGCCATTAGTTCCTAAATAAGTTGTAGTGTCTAATAAGGAATATGTACCTACTGAAGTTTCTTTAAATCGTTTAACTTGAACGTTAACCCACATAGTAGTAGAATCAGTTTCACCTGAAGCATAGTTAGGTGCTACATTGTCAATATATTCTTTTACAAAAGGGCTTATGTTATAGACATTTTCTATTTGAGTTGAACTTGCAATAGATTTACTAAATGTATAAGTTGCAGGTGTAGGTGCTGAACCTGTACCATTCCACAATCTTAATTCTATTTTAGAACCTACTTGTGCTGATTCGTTTACTGTTATGAAGTAAGGACTTCTTGAATATATTATCATTTTATATCTGTTAAATTATAATCGAATATTGTATCTATATCTTGACTAAATGCCTTCATTAAGTCTGTATCTATGTATTTCTTATATCCTGCTTCAAAAGGTTTTGTAAAGAATAAACTTGGTTTAATTCCTTTGTGAAAAATACTTCGAGAAATAAGATATGCGGTCTGCTGATAACTCATTAAAGTCCCTTTCTTGGTATTTTTTCCATTCACTTTGTTTCGGAATTGAAACCTCTTCGCTTGTACCCATTGTAATATGCTTTTAGTTAAACCACCTTTTTTACCTGTACCTGTACCAAATCTAAACGGACTATTTGGAGCTTTTGCTGATGAACTTTTACCTTTAACACCTTGGTCTTGATAATATCCGTAATCATTCATTTTAAAAGCTACAATAGAAAAATCTCCTTCAGATACTATTTCACCTTTAAGACTATTCTTTAAAGAACTTGTATTGTTATAGCTTCCGTATTTGCCACCTTTGTTTAAGTTCTTTTTACTTTCACTAATAACAAAATCCCTAAACCTTGTTAGTACTGCTTGAACATTATTTAACTTGTTATCCATTAACAAATAGTCATATCGTTAAAAGTCATCACATCAAATGTCATAGTAACTCCAGCAATCTTATTTTCAAATCTATCTACAAAGTATTCTATAGAAGCTGAATTATTAGTTAATTGAAAACCATCGTCATATAAGTCACCTCTATTTAACATTTCAAGTAATCTTCTTGCAACCATTTCTTGTGTGTGCAATACATCTTGCTCGTTGTCATTACCCCTGAACAAATCAGTAGTAGCTTCTTTTGATTCATCTACTATATCCATACACAAAACAGAAACGTTATAATTGAAAGTTTTTCCATTATAGTTTGCTGAATTAATCATTATATGTGACAAAGGGAATATCGTTTGCTTGTTTAAGTCAATTTTAAATATATCACCAATGGTAACTGTATTTACAAAAGCATCATCATCTAATTGGTTTTTGATTGCTTGACTTATTTCGTAAAATCCTTTCATTATTTTTTATTTATTAATTTCATTTCTATTTCTGTTTTCTCCTTTTCAAATGTTAGCCAAGTTAAACTTTGGGTGATTGGTAACTTGGAAACTTCATCAAATCTTCTAACGTTTCCTTGAGCAAGAGCATAGATACTTGAATACCATCCCCAACGTTTTCCAAATTGTGCTTGGTCAGAATATTCTGCACCTCCTGATTCCCCCTCCAAATAGTTTATCGTACTTTTCAATAAGTCGTTCCCTAAAGTGTAAAAAAAAACCATAGCCCCTAACACTACATCTAATGGTGCGTGACGCATTACATCCGCATACGTTATAG